AGAAGTTCCTAGTTTTTAAGAGGTAATTATGAATAAATGGATAGGTATTAGTCTGGGAGGAATCTTAGGCATAACACATATAGGTATGATTGGTATGATTGCTACTCAGAAAGGTAGTAAATTACCTAAGATTGATATACCTCATGGTGACTATACTTCTTATGTTATCTCAGCAAGCGAAGAAGGATATAAAATAAGTTATTCAGCAAACGATCCAAAGACAGCATTCATTACTAGAGATATTAAAGAGAAAGGTGGATTCCTAGGACTTGCAAATAATACTACTAAGGTTACAGAAGAGTACTTCATGGATGGTCAGATCAATCAGGGAGGACCTGTATCTAACAATAGGTCTTGGATAGATATGCCACCTGGTTTGACTGCAGGTCAGGCAGCTGCAATAGATGAGATCAGAAAAAGTGAAGCATGTATCGAAGCAGTCGGTGCAGCAAAAGGAACTGGGAGACTGGTTGGGACTAGCATTGGTGCTGCTGCTGCTCCTAGTCTTTCCTCTATTCCCTTTGTTGGTTGGGTTGCTGCAGGTTGGGTAGCAATGTTTGGTGGAGATCAAGGTGCAGATATAGGTGGTAACATGGCAGAAGATTTAAACAAGAACTGCTAATGCAGACTGTTGATAATTTTTTAAGTGCTGAAGAGTTCAATGATTTGGAGTCTCGCATACTAGGAGACCATATTGATTGGTATTGGAATGATGGTATTACTCATGAGGGTGATGGGTTATTCCAATTTACTCATACTATATTTGATGCACCTAAAGATCAGAAGAGTCCTTTGTTCTATCATTGCAAATCAATATTAAATAAACTAGGTGGTGCTGTTTATAGAATAAAAGCAAACCTAACTATTAAAACTGAATCACATACATACACTGGTTATCATACAGATTTTACTGAAGAGGAATTTGTAGGACAGACTGGTGTTTTTTATATGAATACTAACAATGGATGGACTGAGTTTAAATCTGGTATAAAGGTAAATAGTATTGCAAACCGCATGTTAATATTTGATTCTAAGTACGAACATGTAGGTGTAACATCTACTGACAGTAATCGTAGAGTCGTTCTAAATTTTAATTTTAAGTAATGGATTTTCAAAAAATAACTACAGGAGTAACAGCAGCAGCAGTTGTAGGGACTGGTGCAGTAGTTGGTGGTGGTCAAGTTATTGACAATATGAATGACGGTCCTGCCAAGAGACAAGAAGCACAATTAGAAGAGATAAGAAAAGTTATCAGAGAAGAGATTTATATACAACTAGTAGAGAACTGGCCAAAGACTTCAGGTCCTGTGAAAGGTTATCAAGTTAATCCTATACCTAAGAAGTAGGTTTTCTAGGAGGCAATCCTTTTTTCTTACGATACTCATCCGTTATAATATCTTGACGAGTGGGTTTCGTAACTTTTTTACCTAATTTTTTCTGAACGGTATTAGATAGTTTTTTGATAATTGGTTTAAAGACTCTTAGTGCTAAGTCTGCTAATGGTTTAGCAAAGATAGCAGATGCTGTTGCGACTGTTGCTATTATTGCAGTGGTGCTGACTGCTCCTGCTGAAGGTACAAACTGTTCCACTGCAGGAACTGGTTCCCAAATCGTTTCACAGATCAATCCATCAGGTGTTAGTTTATATTCTTTAACTTGCTCATCACCTTTCTGGTTTCTATCACCTATACGTCTAGCATTAGGTGGAGGACACTCTATTTCTTTGTCAGTAGGAGGTGTCTTTGGTGGTGTTACATCTGTCTCAGGGGGTTCTGGTAAATCATTACTAGTATCAATACCTTCTGCTTCTTCTGGTTCAACGTATACTGTTTGCCAAGACAATTCTCTAGCATCATACTCAGGTGGTTCATAGTATGGCATACCACCATCACATAATACTACGTTCTGTTTAGGATCATCATTTACTAGTTGTTTATTCTTATTAACAGGATTCTTTGCGTTCTCTTTATTGACTTTTACACAACCTGGCATGTTTACAATAGGAGTTCCTATCAATGTTGTTACTGGAACTTCTATTGGTAAAGCACTGTACGGTGAGTAGACCCAATTATGTTGAATGGGTCTAATACCTATGTAATTATTTCCAACAGGACGAATGGTAATATTAGGTATACCTGCATTATTTAATTGTATATTTTGTATTTCATTTATCGGCATTGATATCACCTATTGACATTTCAAAGTCTTTGGGATCATTGCTATTAGGTTGTTTCCATTTAGGTTGTGGTGTTACATGTTGATGTGGTATCACTTGACCACCAGGAGCTGTTACTACTACGTCAGCACATATGGTATGGTAAGGAGATTTAGGATGGAAAAATATTCCACCCTTTTTTAATTCACCACAGTTTTTCAATCTTGCTAATTCAAAGTCTAATCTCTTATTAGCTACGTTTTGATTTTGTAAATCTATCTGAGCCTGTGCTGCCTCATGGCATTGTTTAGTTAACTTCTTATTCATAGGTATTGATAGGGTAGCAGACAATCCTATATTAAATGATTGGTTTGCTTTCATATCAGTACGAATAGGTTTTCTCCATAAAACTTGACCAGGATTATCAGGTCTACCGTCAGGTCCGTCTACATCAACTCTGATATCCATGTCAGCACCATCTTCAAACCATCTACTACCGTCATCTTTGGTTCGGGTATCATACCATGTTTCCCAAGGGTAGTTCTTAACCGTAATAGTTTGTGTGGTTGTCCGACCTGTAAAGTCAGTAGCATCATATTGTGGTTCGTAATATACGTCCTCCCAAGGATCCTTTCTTGAATCTGCAAATTGAATGTATGGTGTAACGTTAAGTGTACTACCTTGACACTGAACACCACCACCATAGGTATTAGTTATATACGGTCCCTGTAAAACTTGTATAGCTTGATTGGTCACTGAGCCACTGGAATTTGCTATTGGATTCGCTGTGGCAGAAACACCTCCGACACTTTCTGCTAGTACTACTGTTGGAGATAAAAGACTAGTTATGGTCGCTATTGCGTAAACGTACTTGTTGTGTCGGTGACGCTTTGGATAGTAGTGGTACGCTGTATTATTGTCTGGTTGGTCATCCCTGGACCTTGATAGCTCTGAGTGAATTGGAACGCTTCTCCTGGTGTTGTCATGGTGAAGTTGTTCGCTTGAGTGAAGTCTAAACTGTCGAAGGAACTTGTTACAGTTCCTGATACGTTTACTCCACTTGCTGAAGTTGCTGATTGTGAAGGAGTCACTGTCACTGTGGAAGTGTTCACTGGTGGGTTGAGTGCTTCTCCATTGTTTGAAACCCCGACCCCTGTTACTGAGTATTCCCATCCTGTACGATAATCTATTGAAAATATGGTCTCCTGGACCGTGGATTCAGTTTCCGTGTGGCTTGTCATGGAGCCTTGTTGGAAATTTGGTACGACTGGAACCGCAAGGGTTCTCAGTGGTATACCCATGAAACATATCACTAGTAGTACTATACGTTTCATAATATTATATAGTCGCTTTATCTGATTGTGATTTCTGTGACGAATTGTCCAGTAGCTGAAGTTCCACTTCCACCTGCTGTTAGTGTCATTGCTCCAGATGTACCAAGGGTTCCAGCTAAGGTATCTTTAGTACCAGGTGCTGTAGAAACTATGTTACTGTAACCTAATACATCACCTACATCAGCAGCAGTAGTAACAATAGCATCACCAGTTGTTATATTCTGAGTGAAACTATATGAATTTCCTTGAGTTGTCTGTGCTACATCAGGAAGTGCAAAAGTTGCTACACCTGCAGTGCTTACAGCAGAGATACCACCTAAGTTACTAGCAGCACTACCACCAGACGGTGTAATAGTTGTGCTGACACCAGATCCACTGGTGCTATAAGAGTTACCTGCTCGTGATACCTGAGTATAGCCCGCATCAACCTGTAGTTGAACAGAGCTAGTCAGTTTATGAGTGAGGTCTGCTCTCGCTGCCATTGGACTCATCAAACCAATCATACCGAAAAAGATTAATGCTTTCTTCATTTTCTTCTAAGTAGATATAACTATCTGATCTATATAGGTGTCGAGAACCCCCTAGAAATGTTCGGAATGTACCGTTTGCTTATACCTGAGTCTATGGTTAAATAGTATTGTCGCCTTCGGGGACACAATTTACACTCGCTTACTTAAGGAGAACCATTATGGAAAAAATAGAAAGGTATCGCTCTACCGATTTACCAGATCTTTTAGATAAGATTTCAAGAAACAGTATTGGACTAGACAACTACTTCGATCAGTTTTTTAATATTCCTTCTTCCAACTATCCACCTTATAATTTAATTAACTTGAATAATCATGAGTCTAGACTAGAGATTGCTCTAGCAGGATTCAAAAAGGAAGAGGTAAAAGTCTACACAGAATATGGAAAACTAGTAGTAGAAGGAACTAAACCAGAAGAGAAACAAACCACAGAGTACTTCCACAGAGGACTAGCACGTAGAAACTTTAACAAATCTTGGACACTATCTGAAGACTGTGTAGTTGATGAAGTTACATTTGAGAACGGATTACTTACAATAGAGCTAAAGAAAATTGTTCCAGAAAAACATGCACGTAAAGATTACATCTAAATAGGTGTATGGAATTACATCATGAAGAAAACTACTGGTGGGATCTGTTTAGTTGGAAAGAACTAGAACTCCTCATCAACTTAAGACCACTCATGTCTACCGACAGGGTGGTTCTTTTGCATTCAAAAAAAGGATATGAATGGAATTTAGATACTTGGTCTACACAAGATTCAGTTCCTGCTTCAGTTATTAAAGAAGTATTGGAGACTGGGTTTCTGTATATCAAAGAAGCATCTAGGTTTACCAGAAAGATTAATGAACTAGCAAAGGAAATAGAAAAAGAATATGGGTATCAAACTGATGCTCACATCTATGCAACTCTAAACCCAGACTTACCTCATCCTCTAGGTGCTCACATAGATGACAATGATAATGTTATAGTACAATGTGAAGGTGCAACTAACTGGAAGGTATGGGATAAGATGGATGTTATACCTGATAGTAGAAAGGATTGGGTAAATCTAGATTTGGATAAACCTCCTGCACTAGATGTAACGTTACTACCAGGTGATGCTGTGTGGATTCCAAAATACCATCCGCATCTTGCAACTTCTGAAGATGATAGACTATCAGTGAGTTTTCCTTCAAGGGGTGAAAAAGGTGTTACATTCCAAGACAGAGAATGGTCAACTTTAGATAGATAAGAAGGTTTATTAAAAGAACTATGAAAGCATTAGCAGTTGCATTACTTCCTTTACTACTGACAAGTAGTTGTGCGAATGCAAGAACAAGATTGAGTGGTGCAGGTGCATCATTTCCATCTAAGATCTATACTCGTTGGTTCTCAGACGTAGCAAAGTCTGGTGGAGCAAGAGTAAACTATCAGGCAGTTGGTTCTGGTAGTGGAAGAAAAGCATTTATTGACGAGACCGTAAACTTCGGTGCGTCTGATGATCCTATGAAACAAAAGGACATAGACAAAGTAACAAGAGGTTTAGTACAAATTCCTATGACAGGTGGAACTATTGCTTTTGGTTATAACAATCCTGACTGTGATCTTAAGTTAACTCAACAACAGGCAGTTGAAGTTGCTATGGGTATCATTACTAACTGGAAGGAAGTTGGATGTAATGATCAGAAGATGACTTGGGCACATAGATCTGATGGAGCTGGAACTACCAAGGCATTTACAAATAGTATGCAAGCATTCTCAGAAACTTGGACATTAGGTACAGGCAAATCTGTAGCGTGGCCAACAGGTGTGGGTGGTAAAGGTAATGCAGGAGTAGCAGGAATTATTAAGAATACACCTGGTGCTATCGGTTATGTAAATCAATCTTATATTGATGATGATGTAAGACCTGCAGCATTAGAAAACAAGTGGGGTGACTTTGTAAAACCATCTGTTGATGCAGGAGCAAAGGCACTTAATGGTATTGAACTTGATGAGAACCTTGCAGGTACAAATCCAAATCCAGAAACAGAAGGAGCATATCCTATTGCTACATTGACTTGGATACTTGCATATGAAACTGGTAATGGTAGAAACACTGAAGCAATCAAGACAACTCTGTCAACTCTATTGAGTGATGAGTATCAGGACAAAGCACCTAAGTTAGGTTTCGTTCCTCTTAAGGGTGACATTCTTGAGAAGGCAAGAACAGCAGTTGACAAGATCGGCAAATAAGTATATAATCCTAGTATGATTGAATTAACTCTTACTTCACTTCTAATGTTCATGGGAGGAAACTTCTGTGAATATGCTCAAGAAGGGCATGATGATTACAAGTCATTGCTAATGGCGTACAGTGATGCTAGTGCAGAGTATGGAGTAGAGGAAGTTAAGAAAGTGATTGAACAGTCTGGAGATATTAAACTCCAAGCAAAAGCAGTTATCTTACTTAAGTGTCCTCAAGTCATTCTAAAGTGATATATAGTATACAACTGAAGAGACCTCCAAGGGGTCTCTTTTCTATTGGAATAAACTATGAATTACTACTTGAATTGTAAACCTAATAATTATACAGGTGATTACGATTTAATAACTTTAGACTTGCCAAGTGACATGTCTGGTGATATAATGAAATACGTTAGACCTTTGGCAGAGGAATACAACAAATCTGAAACCAGAGTTCTGAAGGACATCATTAAAAATTCTATCTACGAAATCGAAAGGAGAGAAAATGAGCGTAAGAATCGTAAGAACAAAAAATGGTGAAGACATCATTTGCGATCTTTATGAGGTAACTACTAAAGAAAAACCAGAAGAACCTGTTGCGTTTCAATTATCACATCCATACAATGTATGGTTGGAGGGTGTTGATGAACCTAGAGTTCTTATCGAAACAGATGCACAACCAGAGGTTCAAAAACTTCCTGATCCCCAAATTCATTTCAGACCTTGGGCACCTTTATCAGTATCTAAAAAAATTATGATAAAGATGGATGAAGTCGTATCAGCATACGAAACTTATCCAGAGGTTATTAAAAAGTACAATCATCTAGTGGAGGCAGACAGTGGAAGAGGAGATGCTACAACAGCAGATCAAAGTGATCTTATTGAGACAAAGGAAGGAATACCTGTTGGGGAAGGTGACGGAGCTTGACGAGGAGCCAAGCTTATTGATTGAAAATTGTTTTGAGATTATTTCTGATACAGAGATAAGACCATTTCCATCATTCACATCCCAACGTGACATGTTCTTGACATCCGAGACAGTCTTGACTATACTTGATCCTAGTCCTGCTATTGAGAAACTTTACAAAAAACAGTGAGCAAGTTTTATACTAACATCCAACTAGCAGGAGATACAATCCTGTATAGAGGGTATGAGAATGGAAAACCTGTGCAGTTTCGTTCTCATTTTTCTCCTACATTATATGTCTTATCAAAAAATAAAGAGAAGTTTCAAACTCTTGATGGAAGATATGTCTCACCTGTTAAGTTTGACAAACCAAGAGAAGGTAGAGAATTTATTCGTCAGTATGATGGTGTAGAAGGTTTTGAAGTTCATGGGTATGAACGTTTCGTATATCAATATATCAGACAAGAGTTTCCTGATGACGTAGATTATAATGTCAATCAGATAAAGATGTACGCAATGGACATCGAGGTTCAATGCGAAAACGGTTTCCCTGATGTAGAAGCAGCAGCAGAAGAAATGCTATCAATCACCATTAAAGATATGGTGACTAAAAAGTTTTACATCTGGGCAGTCAAAGATTTTAATACAGAACACCAGAAGTTTATATTTGATACTGAACGTGAGATGCTTATGCATTTCATAGACTGGTGGGTGAAACACACCCCAGATATCTTGACAGGATGGAATGTAAACCTTTATGATGTACCATACATATGTCGTAGGGTTAAAAGAATCCTAGGTTCCAAATGGATGAACTCTATTTCACCTTGGAATCGTGCAAATGAGAGGGAAGTTTATGTCCAAGGACGCAAGAACTATGCTTATGATGTTAGTGGGGTTAACATTCTTGACTATCTCGACCTTTACCGTAAGTTTACTTATAGTAACCAAGAATCCTATCGACTTGATCACATCGCTCATGTCGAGTTAGGACAACGTAAGGTTGACCATAGTGAGTATGAAAACTTCAAAGATTTCTATACATCAGATTGGCAGAAGTTTATTGAATATAACATTCAAGATACAGAATTGATTGATCGTCTTGAAGAGAAGATGAAGTTATTAGATCTTGCCATAACTATGAGTTATGATGCCAAGGTTAACTTTGAAGATGTGTACTCACAGGTTCGTATGTGGGATACAATGATCTACAACTATCTTACTGATAGAAATATTGTTGTCCCCCCTAAGAAGGGTGCAAAGAAAGATGAAAAGTATGCAGGTGCCTATGTTAAAGAACCGATACCAGGAAAGTATGATTGGGTGGTTAGTTTTGACCTTAATAGTCTGTATCCTCACCTTATCATGCAGTACAATATCTCGCCAGAAACACTCTGGGAGACTAGACATCCCAGTGCGAGCGTTGAAAGGATTTTAAATGAAGAGATAACCATCGAAGATGATGTATGTGTATGTGCTAATGGTGCACAGTATCGTAAAGACATACAAGGTTTCTTACCTGAGATGATGGATAAGATCTACAAAGAACGTACGATCTATAAAAAGAAAATGCTCGCAGCAAAACAAGCATATGAAAAAGCACCGACTGATAAACTACAAAGAGATATCTCCAAGTTTAATAACATTCAGATGGCGAGAAAGATCCAACTTAATAGTGCTTATGGTGCTATTGGTAATCAATACTTTCGCTATTACAACCTTGCCAACGCAGAAGCTATTACTCTATCTGGTCAGGTTTCTATTCGTTGGATTGAAGGACGTATGAATAAATATCTAAACAAGATTCTTAAGACGGAGGATGTAGATTATGTCATTGCAAGTGATACTGATAGCATATATCTTAATCTCGGTCCTTTGGTTCAAAGTGTATACAAGGGGAGAGAGAAGGATGATAAAGTCATCGTTAGCTTCCTTGATAAGGTGTGTGATGTGGAATTTGAGAAATATATTTCGGATTCTTATCAAGCGTTGGCCAACTACGTAAACGCTTATGACCAGAAGATGTTTATGAAACGTGAGACCATTGCCAACAAAGGTATATGGACTGCAAAGAAAAGATATATTTTAAATGCATGGGACATAGAAGGTGTAAGATTTGATCAACCTAAACTAAAAGTTATGGGTATTGAAGCGGTCAAGTCTAGTACACCTGGTGCATGCAGAGAGAAAATTAAAGAGTGCTTGACTGTTATCATGAATGAAGGAGAAGAGGCAGCACAGGAGTTCATTGCAAACTTTAAAGATCACTTCAACGAGTTACCTGTTGAAGACATATCATTCCCCAGAGGATGCAATGGGATAAATAAATGGGCGAACCCATCCAGTATCTATAGTAAAGGAACACCCATTCATGTTCGTGGTGCGTTGTTATACAACCACTACAATAAGAAGAATAACTTAATGCACAAATATCCCCTTATACAAGACGGTGAAAAAATTAAATTTGTTTATTTAAAAACACCTAATAAGTTTGGAGAAAATGTAGTGTCATTTATCAGCACCTTCCCAAAGGAGTTTGGACTTGACAAACAGGTGGATTATGAGTTACAATTTGAGAAGAGTTTCCTTGACCCAATAAAGGTTATATTAGATACAATAGGATGGAAGTCGGAAAAGGTAGCAAGTTTGGAGTTTCTTTTTGGATGACTATTTTTATTGTTGAATATAAAAAAGCATTTGGTGCAGGTGAGCACATGCAGGAAAAGGAATTTCACGATGAGGTAGAAGCACGTTGGTTTGAAAAAGCAAAGCAACGTTCTAATCACATCACTAAACTTACTAAACGTTCCCCTTAACATGAATTTTCTCAAAGATGTAGCAACGGAGATTGACAATGAATATGCTGCACTTGTCAGCGACGGAGTTTCAGCTGGTGATACAAGCGGTTTTATCGACACTGGTAGCCATGTATTTAATGCTTTATTATCTGGGTCGATCTATGGAGGCATCCCAGGAAACAAGATCACTGCTCTCGCAGGAGAGTCAAGTACTGGTAAGACTTATTTTTGTCTCGGCATCGTTCAGCATTTCCTTGAGTCTGATCCCGATTCTGGTGTCATATATTTCGAGTCCGAATCTGCCCTTTCTAAAGAGTTAATAGAGAGTAGAGGTATAGACTCATCACGTATGTTGATAGTTCCTATTACTACTGTCCAAGAATTTAGAACTCAAGCAATAAGAATTTTAGATAAATACCTTCAACAGAGTGATCGCAAACCATTAATGTTTGTGTTAGACTCTCTTGGTATGCTTTCCACAACGAAAGAAGTTGAAGACGCTGAAGCAGGTAAAGAAACACGAGACATGACTCGTGCTCAAATTGTTAAGTCAATCTTTAGAGTTTTAACTTTAAAACTTGGAAAAGCAAATGTTCCCTTAATAGTTACAAATCACACTTATGATGTCGTCGGATCTTATATCCCTACTAAAGAAATGGGAGGAGGCTCTGGTCTCAAGTACGCCGCGTCTACGATCATTTATCTTTCTAAGAAAAAAGAAAAGGATAAGACGGAAGTTGTTGGTAACATTATTAAGGCTAAGACGGCTAAAAGTAGACTTACAAAAGAAAACTCCGACATAGAAACTAGACTGTTCTATGATGAAAGAGGTCTAGACAAATACTATGGACTCTTAGAATTAGGTGAGAAGTATGGAATCTTTGAACGCAAAGGAAATAGGATCGTTGTTGGTGATAGCAGTGTATATCCTTCTGCAATACTTAAGGATCCAGAAACATATTTCACCGAAGAGATAATGGAGAAACTAGACGTAGCTGCTGCCAAAGAGTTTAGTTATGGCAACTAGATTATCAGATTATATTAAGACATATGATGACAAACTTGATAAGTCTTTTTGTGAAACTATCATTAACACGTTTCATGAATCCGACAGCATATATGTTGATCGAGAGCAGCGACCAACTTTCCGAGAGTTAAATATATCAGAAAGGTATTTGAATAAAGATCCTAAATGGATGTCTATTCAAGCAAGACTATCTGACATCTTAACTGTAAGTGCTAAAAGTTATATTAATTATTTGGATGTAGGACCTGACTTTCCTGCACAGTACGGATTTGAACAGTTCCGTATGAAGATGTATGATAATAATGGTAAAGATCAATTCAAAGATCATGTTGATGTTGGAGACTATGCTTCTGCTAAAAGGTTTCTTGTTATGTTTCTATATCTAAATGATGTAGAAGAAGGAGGAGAAACAAATTTCCCTAAACTTGATGTTGCAATAAAACCGAAATGTGGTAGAATACTTTTGTTCCCTGCTAATTGGCAGTATAGACACTCAGGACTACCACCAGTGTCATCTCAAAAATACATTGTTGGTTCTTATTTACACTACACATGAATCTAGAAGTTACCATACTGAATAATCTGATATCAAATGAAGAGTTTACCCGCAAGGTATTACCTTTCTTGAAGTCAGATTATTTTACTGTACGATCATACAAGATAATCTTCGCTGAAATCCATGAGTATATTTCTAATTACAATGCATTGCCTTCTCTGAATGCATTGAGTATTGAGTGTCAAGAAAGAACTGATTTATCAGAGAGTCAGTTCAAAGATATTATGGAGGTATTAAGTGGCTTATCCAATGAGAAAGCAGAACTGGATTGGATCATTGATTCAACGGAAAAGTGGTGTCAGGAAAGAGCGATTTATCTCTCACTTATGGAGAGTGTCAAGATCGCAGATGGACAGGATGAAAAGAGGGATAAGGGGGCTATTCCACAAATACTAAGTGATGCATTAGGTGTGTCGTTTGACCAAAATGTAGGTCATGATTACTTACAGAACTACGAAGAAAGATACGACTTCTACCATAAGACTGAGGAAAAGATTCCTTTTGACTTGGAGTTCTTTAACAAGATTACAAAGGGTGGTCTTCCTAACAAGACTCTCAATGTTGCTCTTGCAGGGACTGGTGTGGGTAAGTCTCTTTTTATGTGCCATGTCACTAGTAGTTGTTTGCTCCAAGGTAAGAACGTTCTCTATATTACTATGGAGATGGCAGAGGAAAAGATTGCCGAAAGAATAGATGCTAATCTATTGAACGTTCCTATTCAAAAATTACATGACTTACCAAGAGCAATGTACGAGAATAAAATATCTGCATTAAGTAAGAAGACTCAAGGTAAATTAATTATCAAAGAATATCCTACAGCATCTGCACATGTAGGACATTTCAAAGCATTATTAAATGAATTAGAACTGAAGAGAAATATTAAACCTGATATTATATTCGTAGACTATCTAAATATCTGTGCCTCTCAGAGGTATAAAGGATCTATAGTAAACTCGTATACCTATGTTAAAGCGATTGCTGAAGAACTCCGTGGTCTTGCAGTTGAGACTAATGTACCTATCGTCACCGCTACTCAGACGACTCGTTCTGGCTTTGGGAGTAGTGATGTTGATCTTACTGATACAAGCGAAAGTTTTGGGCTTCCCGCAACTGCTGATCTTATGTTTGCTCTTATTTCTACGGAGGAATTGGAAGAACAGAATCAAATAATGGTCAAGCAATTAAAGAATAGATACTATGATCCTACTTTGAACAAAAGATTTTGCTTAGGTATTGACAGATCTAAGATGAGGTTGTATGATGTTGATGAAGCACAGAAAGATCTCGTTGACGCAGGTGTTGAAGATAAGATCATTAAAAAAATTTCTGGTAAAAAATCCTTCGCTGAATTAAAGTATGATTGATTTTCTAAAGTATACAAAGTTTGTTAATGCTGTAACTTCTAATGAAAGTAAGTACGGTGGGCATTTCCAAGATCGTCTAAGAGAATTATATTCTAAAGACTTCTCTTCACATAGAGCATTGACTGCTGCACTAGGATTATGTGCTGAGTCAGGAGAATTTACTGAAATAGTAAAGAAGATATTATTCCAAGGTAAACCAGTTACTCAAGAGAATCTAACTCATATGAAACGTGAACTAGGTGATATCATGTGGTATTTTATACAGGCATGTATAGCACTAGATGTATCACCAGAAGAGATTATAGAAATGAATGTAGATAAGTTAAAGAGTAGATATCCTGGTGGAGAGTTTGATGTTCATTACTCAGAAAATAGAAAGGAAGGAGATCTATGAACTGTTGGCATTGTCAGACTGAATTGATCTGGGGTTGTGATTATAGTATGGATGAGATAAATGATGGTGATGAATCTGAATATGATTTCTATTCAACATTTACATGTCCTAAGTGTGAATCATATGTAGAAGTGTTTCATCACAAATAATGGCATACTTAGTTCATCCTCTACCACCTAGAAAAGTCTGGGTGAAGAAAGAATATCTATACGATCTTGAGAAAGGATACGGTGAATTGACACCTGGTCTATGGATTTCTGTACGAAGCATACAGGCAAAGGCATTATACTTTGAGACATTACTAACTGACTACGGTGCACTGTTTGACAAGTTACCATTGAGTGCATTTGTATGGAAAGAAGATATAGATTGGGATAATCAATTACCATTAGATGTATTAGAACTATGGGATTGTTTTGATTATAATATTACTGTGGTAGAGAAACCCATACTAGGTAGATGTCAGTTCTTTGGTAAGGATAGAAAGATGCATGCAGGAGAGTATGAGTTTACTATTGATACTGCACATCCAGACTTCTCTGTATTAGATACTAACTTCTCAGAGCATGATCCTGAGCATAAGACATTTAATATTATTGCACTAGACAATGGACAGTTTGCTGCACAACCAAACAATAGATGTCAGTTCTTTGATAACAGTTTAGTTGATAATGATAATCTAAAGATACCTGATTTCAAGGTGTGTACACAGAACTATGCAGTAGAGACACTACCTAAATGGTGGTCAGTAGGACATACAGATGAGTGGGCATACAAAACACAAGAGGAAGAACCAGAAGTATACTGGTCAAGTAAGGCATTAGATGACTTAGATGAAATAAATAAAAATAAAAACGATGGCGAAGGCAAAGATTGATGCCAACCGAGGAGATTTATTTGAAGCATTTTTTGCAGCAGCAGTAGCAGCAAGATTTGTTAAGAGGATGGAGAAAAAAACTGAGAGGAAACTACCTCTAGTTGAAGGTAAAGATGTTGATAAGGTTCTCACTGAAATGATGAAGAGAGGATATAAGAAAAAAGTAAATGATGTTGGCAGTGCAATTATGGATACTGTATCAGTTAGTGTTTCTATACCTGCAAAGGCAACAGCATTTCTACAGAAGAAAGAGAACTGGAAAAAGGTAACTGATCTTAGGGATGGTGCTATTAGATTTGTTAATGGTAATCAAAAGATTAATATACAATCAAAAGATCTATCTCTCAATGTCAAAGATGATACTATAAAAGTAATAGCAGCAGGAACAGAAGATCAGAAAGGTACTAAGGCAGACGTTAAGGTAGAAATAAAATCAAAAGATAAAAAATATAAGACTACAGATTACTCTCTTAAAGTATCTGGTGGTGAACAGTTCCATCAGGTATCTGGATTAGGATTTGATAAGTTTGTCAATATATTTGGTGAGATGGGACTGAGTGTCAAAGAATCTCAAGCGATATATGAGAAGAAATTAACCGAGTTCTTTGACAATGAAGTATACACTAAGAAATATTCTAGTAGAGAAGATGCTGAGAAAACTGGTGGCGGTGATAACTTAAAAGAATCAGCAAAGGTTGTATATGAACAGGCACAAAGAACACTTGAGAAAGGATTGAACGCAAACTTTGCATCAGATGTAAAGAAAAAGTTTGCAGACTATATTGTATTTGGATTGTCTAGAAATGTAGAGACTGAACTAGTTAAATTTGAGAGTGAAAAAGAAGTTAAAAGTTTTGTTATCAATGAACAGTTCAAAGAACAACTACTACAAGGACGTTATACTACTGAACTAGTTAAGACAGGTAGTCCTACTGTTAAAATATATCGTGCAGATGATACTGGTAAGAAATTAGCAGGTAAAGAAAACTTTATCATGCAGATCAGATATAAACTTGAGGTTGCTAGTAGTTCATCTCAAGGTACTAAAGTATATAAATTCTATCCAAGGCACTATCTAGAGGCACAACCAGGTATGTTTTCACTTTAGCCTAAATAATATTTGAGAGCGACCTCATTCCTATTATAAATGAAGAAATTTAGTTTATTCCTTGCTGAAGCAGAAAGAACAATGGCAGCAAAGGAAGCAGAAAAACGAAATCTTAGACACGTGGGTTACGGAAAGTATGCCGATCAAGCTGGCAATGTAACACACATGTCAAAAGCAGGGAAGCTTGTAAGACTTACAGCAGCAGAATTAGCAAAAGGAGATGCAACCAATGGAGGAGAAGAAACGACATCTGGCGATGGTCAGGTCGATCAAGGTAGCATATCTATTACTTTTGGAAGATTTAATCCTCCAACTACAGGACATGAGGCACTCATAAAAAAAGTAGCAGAGAGTGCAAAAAATGGAGAGTATCGAATATACCCCTCAAGGACGCAGGATGATAAGAAGAATCCCCTTGACCCTTCGACGAAGGTTAAGTTTATGCATAAGGCGTACCCAGATCATACGAACGCTATTGTCTCTAATGAAGAAATGCGTACAATATTTGATGTTCTGGAAGCGTTAGACTCAGAAGGATATAGTGATGTTAATATTATTGTAGGTGGTGATAGAGTTAGTGAGTTTAATTCACTAGCACAGAAATATAATGGACAAGCTTATACATTTGAAAACATAATGGTGACATCAGCAGGTGATAGAGATCCTGATGGTGAAGGCATAGAAGGTATGTCTGCATCTAAACAACGTAAGTTGGCATCTGAAAATAATTACGCTGAGTTTGAAAAGGGATGTCCTAAAGGATTAAAACCAAAAGACAGACAGGAACTGTTTAATACACTCAAAGGAGCAATGAAAGTTGAAGAGTGTGTAGATGATTTTAATGAAGTTTCGTTTCATTTATATGAGATAGCACCTAAATTAGATCCGAAGGGGCTGCGTGAAGCATACCTCACAGAAGGACTATTTTCTATAGGTAGTTATGTCGAGAACCTCAACACAGGGATCATTTCTAAAGTTGTTAGTCGTGGCAGCAATTACGTCATCTCTATTGATGAGCATGATAATATATTTCGCAGTTGGTTAAAAGACTTAGTAGAAACAGATTTTGATGAATCCCAATGGTCTGAACCTGCTACACGTGAGTTCGGAACAGATAGTTTAGATGCTTACGTGCGTAAATTAACGCCAGGACAATTTCTAAAGAAGATAAATAAAAAGGAGAAAGTACTGCAATGACAATGAAGACCTTTACTGACATACAATTACCTGATATGAGCGATGCATATCGTCAGGTGCAAGCCATAGCTGAAAAGAAAGCAAAGAAAGATTACGATGGTGATGGCAAGATCGAAAGTGGATCAGAAGAACATGCAGGAGCAGTTCATAATGCTATCCAAAAGAAGAAAGGTCTAAAACCTGACGGAAAAGACACTCGTAAGGAAGAGGTAGAAGTAGATGAAGCTACACTAGCAACAGCACGTAAGAATATTGGTAGAGATCCTAAGAAAAAATCTTGTTGGAAAGGTTACACAGCAACAGGCACTAAGATGAAGGATGGTAGAGCAGTACCTGATTGTAAGAAAGAAGAGGTAGAACAAATTGATGAGATATCTGCAGACCTAGCACTCAAAGCTTCTAAAAAAGCAGACATAGAGAGAGGAAAGGCAGCACATGCAGGTGACAAAGAAAGAGCAGTGTCTAAATTACAGCAAGCAAAACGTTTATACAAGAAGCAAGCCGCAAAAAGATTAGGAAAGTAGTAATGCTTAGTTTTAAATCTCTATCTGAAAAGAAAACTAAAATCAAAATCAATCCCAAAAAAGAAGACATAACTGAAGGTTCTGGGGATGATGTTGATTTGAAAAAGAATCACGGTGATGACTGTGATTGTATGAAGTGTGAGTCAAAACGTCGTAAGGAAGACATTGATGAGGCAAAGGTTGACAAGTTAGTACCAGATCATAAGAGATCAGGTAAGAGACTAGAACGTTATGGTAATCCTCATGGATCTCTTGCACTTGGCGGTGGTATCCAAAGAGATAGAAGAGCAGATCATGCAGAGAGAAGAGGTAAGAAAACTAGAGGATTGAAAGAAGTCATTCAGATGACTAAGAAAGCATACAACAAACTTCACAAAGATTTTAAGAGTGATGATCCTAAGAAACCTAGGACTACAAAGTATGTGCCAGGTAAAGGAACAGTATCAATGCCTGTCAAGTTTGTTGATGAAGCAAAGGTAGATAAAGGACGTAGTGATTATGGTAAAGCATCTATAAGAAACTATAGAAGAAAAGGACCAGGTCATGATGATCCTGGTATGTTTGACCCAGAAGGTAAGAGAGGTAAGACAATAGAACTACGTCGAAAAGAGCACAAAGAACGTAGAGGTGTTAAAGGTGCAAAGGTTCCTGCGTACAAGAGGGAAGATGTAGAAATGGAAGGAACATCTTATGGTATCTTTAAAGGTGATGGTAAACCTAAAGGTGCAATGGCAGCATTTGTTAAGAAAGCTAAGAAGAAAAAGGATGCCATAATGTCTGTAGGTACTCCTCCAACAGTAAAGGAAAGTAAGGGACATAAGGGTGATGACTCATTTATAGAAGGTGAAACAGGAAGTAAGAGAGCAAGAAGAAATACAACCTCTGCTATGAATAGATCTGGTATGGGTATGGCTAAACCAGAACGTGAACAAAAAGAAAGACGAGAGAGACATAAGGCAGACAGAGGAAAGAAAACTAAGGGAACTAAGGCAGGACATAGTGGTAGTGCATATCCACAGAGGAGTCATACTATAGACACAATGTATCCTCATAAGAAGGAAGCACGTCTTAAAGCAAAAGCTGCAGCAAGAAAGAAACTAAAAGAGATGATGGAGGGAGCAGCATGGACAAAAAAGTCAGGTAAGTCTGCCTCTGGTGGACTTAATGAAAAAGGAAGAAAGTCCTACGAGAAAGAAAATCCTGGTTCAGATCTCAAAGCACCTGTAACTGACCCTAATCCAAAGAAAGGTGGTAAGGCAGAAGGCAGACAAAATTCATTCTGTAAGAGAATGAAGGGTATGAAAAAGAAACTTACCTCAGCTAAGACTGCAAGAGATCCAGATTCAAGAATTAATAAGTCACTTAGAAAATGGAGATGTAATGAGAGCGACACTCTAGAAAAGTTCTCATCCTTAAGTCTTATAGATAGTGTACAAACTCAGGAGAATGTCTATGGTAGTCAAGAAAAAATCTCAGAAAAGACAACAGAAGAGACAAAACTTGACAAAACGGTTGACGAAGCAACCAGATATAAAAAAGAAACTGGTAACTACGTAAAGGGCGGGACTAAAAAACCTACCTCTCCAAAGAGAAAAGACGCAGCATTAGACGCAGTGCTATCAAAAATTACAAGCAAGTATGGTAAGAATGCCATCATGCGACAGGGTAGTAAACAGTCTAAGAAAGTTAAAGGTGCGAAATCTACTGCAGGAACTGGTAAATACAAGAAGGCAGCAGATGATAAGAAGCAACTGAAGAAAGATGCTAAGGAAATGGGTTATGGTAAGGATACCAAAGGGTATATCGAAACCAAAGCTAGATACGGTAGCAAAGAAAACATGAAGAAAGGTCGCGGTTTAGGAACTTAGGTGCTATAATAGAGATATGAATATACTACCCGACGAATTTAATCCAGTTGTACTTAAAGAGAAGTATGGTGACACTTTTGATGACGAAAAATATAGACAGGCATCAAAGAAAAAAGAAGCTGAACTGAAAAAGAAGAAAGGCATCATGATGCATGGCAAGAAAAAGTATGCAGAGATTGTTGCTAAAGGTAAAAAAGCAAAAGAAAAGATCAGAGACCCTAGAGGAATTAAGTTTAAAGATAAGAAGGGCGAAGGTTATATGAAGGGCGGTAAAAAAACATACGCTTAGTCTCATATATAGTGTGAAGTAATTATTATTAGATCATGCTATCATTTCTACTACCATTCGCTAAGAAAATTGTTGCAGACGCAGTAAATAAAATTCCAGATGACGGAGAGTTGGGTGAAAAACTCATCGACCTTTGCATTATCGTTCTGGAAAAGGCAGTTAAACTGACTAAAACTACTGCTGATGACAAACTACTAGAGACAGTTAAGTCTGCTTTGCAAACACGTAGTTAAACATACCAAAATAGGGGGTCTTGAACCCCTATTTTTTATAAATAATCTCAGATAGGAATAAGCTAGGAGTACTGAAAAAATGGCACTATACGGTGTAACCGATGCTGATGAAGCAAAGCCAAAGTGGGCTGTAAGGGGTGGAGCAGTTGATCCATCAAATATCTTTGCAACTTCACAAGGTTGGGTTCTTCGTCACTATAAGAAAGGAGATCAATCAGAATACTGGGATGAGATTTTAGTCGCAGTTGATGGTTTGGTTGGAGCAGGTTCAAGAGGAACCAACACCCTAGGTGGTGCTGATATTACTGCAGTATTCTTTGAAGAGAGTACATACGCAGCAGCAGCGACTGGAACTGTTGTAGTTATCTACAATGAGCTAGTTGATGTAACTGCAGGTGCTACTCTTGTGGTAACCAATACTACTGATAGTGCTAGTATTACTGCTACATATGCTAGAGGAACAGGTACTAACCGTATCGAGTTTGACTTTACATGTGCTGCAGCAAGTAAGGTACATACTATTGGTGCTCAAACAATCTCTGGAACAATCGTTGACGCAGGTACTTCTACCGCATCAGACAAAGTATTCGTTCTAGGTGATACAGTCGGAGCAGGTGGTTCTGGTTCTACCAAGACAATTACTACAACTTAATAAATGAAATTTGACGAACTGAATGAGGAGACCTACATTCTGTTCGCCATCAAACATTATGAGAATCCTCATTGTGTCACACGTGAGGATTTTGATGAAGACATGAAGCGTTTTAAGTATCTAAAACGACTCTTAAAACGTTATGTTAGAGGGGGTCCGTTGAGGACTCATCTTATTATTAACCATCTTATCATCCTTTATAATGTATTTGGCGAGGCAGCAACTCCCCTTATCTTTTATAGACTCGAACGAGAGTATTGGTCAATACTCAAAACTATATTAATCTATTTGAATAAATATCCAGTAGGGATGCTTCCCGACTTGGATGTAGATGAAGACATCAACGACGAGCTTACAAACATATGAACGAAGAAATGATGACAACGGGTACAGGAGGTTTTAGCGGTAGTGCTAATGCCAAAGGTCCTGTTGCAGGTTTCGATCCTGTTATGAAGTTCAGAAAAAAGATGGCAAAGCGAAAGAAGATCAAAGAAGACAATGAAATAGATCGCCCTATTGATATGAGTGGTCGCTCTAGATTATTTCAATATAAAGTTAATATACCAAAGGTCGGTGAAACTATAGTATATGCAAATTCACCTGCACAACTGACACAGAAACTTCGTCTGTTGATCAACCCTCGTTACAGAGGAGACATCAAGATTGAAAGAATATTACCTGCCAATGCTGCTAAGTTCTTTATGGACAAGCGTATGGCACACATGAAAAACGTTGACACCACTGCACAGGCAAACAAACGTCTGTATGCTAAGGAAGAATTAGAACAGAAGTTCAAGAATCAACAAGCACAAGCTAAGGTAGCAATAGAAAAGAAAAAGGTTCAGCTGAAGAAGCAACAACTTCAGAAGCAACTACAAATGAAGACACAAAGTTTAAAGAAACAAGCGAGAGCAGGGACAGAACAAGACGAGACAAGGTAATGTCTGACATAAATGCAGCAATAATAGAAAGACTCGAAAAAGTAGTTGACACTCTTCAAGAAAACAGTGTGAAGATGGGTCAACTTCTTGCTGTACACAATGAGAAATTAGATAAGCAAGACAAAGTAGATGAAGTTTTGTTCGAGAAGTTAGATAATTTAAACAGAGATATTAATAGAGAAACAAATGCAATTAAGAAAGGTTGTGAAAGGGATATACGTAAGGTTGATGACCGTCTTAGACTCATTGAAAAAAAGATGTGGTCTATTTTTGGTGCTCTTACTGTTGTATCTTTCCTCGTGTCTGCACCAGGACAAGCACTCCTTAAAAACTTGACAAACAATAACAATACAAGTATGATAAGCGGACATACCGTCCATCTTAGTGACTGAATTTGTTGATGCACATTATGTAAATCTACTTTCTAACAGACTAGACAAGTTTGTCAGGAAGAAAACAGATGTATACAACTTCCGATGCCCTTACTGTGGTGATTCACAGAAACACAGGAACAAGGCAAGGGGGTATTTTTTTCGTGTAAAAACAGATTTAGTTTACAAGTGTCATAACTGCGGTGTTGGTAGAACTCTACCTAATTTTCTTAAAGACAACGCTCCTGACCTCTATGATGAGTACATCATGGAGAGGTATAAGAGTGGAACAACAGGTAAAGGATCGTATGTTCCTAAACCAAAATTTAACAAACCAGTTTTTAAGAAGAAGGAAGATCTCGAAAGTATTTCTTCTCTAAATAATGAGCACCCTGCCGTAAAATATCTTGCAGATAGACAAATTCCTAAAAAATTTTGGAACGAACTCTTTTACACAAAAGACTTCTGTACTTGGGTTAACAAAAACAAACCATCGTTTACTCAAATCAAAAACGATAAACCTAGGATCGTTATCCCATTCATTAAACCAAGCGAAAAAGAAGATGGAGGATATCATGAAGGATGGTTCGGATTCCAAGGACGATCCCTCGACCCCAAAGACCAACTAAGATATATCACTATCATGTTGGATGAAAATCAATCAAAAGTATATGGACTCCATAGAATTAATCCACATGAAAAAGTCTACATCGTCGAAGGACCCTTCGACTCGCTCTTCTTGGAAAACTCGGTTGGCATGGCTGGCTCCGACATTGATCCTAGGTCGTATAATTGGAGCGATTATATTTGGGTTTATGATAACGAACCTCGTAACAGAGAAATCGTCAAACGAATCTCAACCACCGTTGATAGAGGAGACAAGGTAGTAATATGGCCAAAACAAATACAACAAAAGGATATTAATGACATGCATCTAGCTGGACATAACGTTCAGTCTCTGGTAGAATCTAATACATACCACGGACTTCAAGCAAAAATCAAATTATCTGAGTGGAAAAAAGTATGACAAACGTAGTTAAGAGAAATGGTGAGACTGCACCCTTAGATTTAGAAAGAGTACACCACATAGTAGAACATGCTTGCAGAGGTCTTGCAGGTGTCTCTGAATCTGCAGTAGAAATGAACTCTGGTCTACAGTTTTTTGATGGTATTAAGACAGAAGACATTCAAGAAATTCTTATCCGTTCTGCTAATGATTTAATTACATTAGAGAACCCTAACTATCAGTATGTTGCTGCTAGACTTCTTTTATTTGGATTAAGAAAGGAAGTATATAAAGGACATCCAGATAAACATCCTACTTTAAGATCACATGTAGACCTTTGTATTGAGAAGGGTCTCTATGACTCCTCAATAGTAAAGAAGTTTACTGATAAAGAGTGGGAACTATTAGATTCTTACATTGATCATGATAGAGACTACCTATTTACCTATGCAGGTATACGTCAGGTAGTAGATAAATATCTTGTACAAGATCGTAGCACTGGTAAGGTCTTTGAGACACCACAATTCATGTATATGATGGTGGCAGCAACTCTCTTTCAAGATGATGATAAGTTCTATCGACTCGAGTACATTAAAAAGTATTATGACGCAATCTCAAAACACAAAATCAACATCCCAACACCGATCATGGGAGGAGTTAGAACCCCCATTCGTCAATTTGCAAGTTGCGTTTTGGTTGATTCTGATGACACCCTCGATAGTATCTTTAGCAGTGATATGGCTATTGGCAAATATGTCGCTCAGAGGGCAGGTATTGGTATCAACGCAGGTAGGATCCGTGGCATCAACAGTAAAATCAGGGGTGGAGAAGTTCAACATACTGGTGTCGTCCCCTTCCTTAAAAAATTCGAGAGCACTGTACGATGTTGTACGCAAAACGGTATCAGAGGTGGTTCAGCAACAGTCCACTTCCCAATCTGGCACCAAGAAATAGAAGACATCATTGTTCTCAAGAACAATAAAGGAACAGAAGATAATAGGGTTAGAAAATTAGACTATAGTATTCAGTTAAGTGGTCTCTTCTACAAGAGGTTCATATCTGATGGAGACATTACTTTGTTTTCACCACACAATGTACCAGGTTTGTATGAGGCATTTGGTCTACCAGAGTTTGATGAATTGTATGAGCAGTATGAACAGGATGAAACAGTTCCTAAGAAGACTATTAAAGCACAGACACTAATCCTTAACATGCTTAAGGAAAGAGCAGAGACTGGTCGTATCTATTTGATGAATATAGATCATTGTAATAGTCACTCATCATTCAAAGACAAGGTTAATATGAGTAACCTATGTCAGGAAATCACATTACCTACAGACCCCATTCAACATATTGATGGTGATGGTGAGATTGCATTGTGTATTCTATCTGCTATCAACGTAGGTAAGATTAATAGACTTGAAGAACTAGATGATTTATGTGATCTTGCAGTCAGAGGATTAGATGCATTGATAGACTATCAACAGTATCCTGTAAAGGCAGCAAAACACTCTACAATCAACCGTAGATCTTTGGGTATAGGATACATTGGTTTAGCACATTACCTTGCTAAGAACGGTGCTAAGTATGACTCACCAGAGGCAGTAAAATTAGTACATGATCTGACAGAAAGATTCCAGTATGCATTGCTACATTCATCTAATATGCTTGCTATGGAAAAAGGTGCTTGCGGTTATTTCGGTAAGACAAAATACGCTCAGGGAATACTACCAATAGATACATATAAGAGCGAGGTAGATGAGATAATATCAAATGACCTATCATGTGATTGGGAGTATCTCAGGGGGAGGATCATGGAGTACGGACTCAGGCACAGCACGTTGTCCGCACAGATGCCTTCGGAGAGCAGTTCCGTTGTGTCAAATGCAACCAATGGAATCGAACCACCTAGAGACTACTTGTCCATTAAAAAATCAAAGAAAGGACCTCTTAAGCAAATTGTTCCGTCTTATCAGTCCTTGAAGAATAACTATACTCTTTTGTGGGATATGAAATCCAACGAAGGATATATAAAAATCACTGCTGTAATGCAGAAGTTCTTCGATCAAGCGATCAGTGGTAACTGGTCTTATAATCCTGAGAACTATCCTGACAATGAAGTGCCTGTTAGTGTAATGGCAAATGATCTTCTAACAACATACAAGTATGGGTGGAAGACATCTTACTATCAGAATACATATGATGCTAAGAAAGATGGTGATGAAGTTGTTAGTCAAACTGACACTGTTGATAATCTAATCGAAAACCTACTATCCACCGAGGAGGAAGAGTGTGAGTCCTGTAAAATCTGAACCCAAAGGAATGACCGTATTTAATAGAGCAAAAGTAGAAACACCTAAACAACCAATGTTTTTTGGAGCACCATTGAGTGTTCAACGTTATGACAATTATAAGTATCCTACATTCGATAGGTTGACACAACAACAGTTAGGATATTTCTGGAGACCAGAAGAGGTCTCACTACAGAAAGATCGTGCAGATTATCAGAATCTTACAGACAATCAGAAGCATATCTTTACTAGTAATTTGAAGTATCAGATCATGCTTGATAGTGTACAAGGACGTGCACCAGGTATGGCTTTTATACCTTACTGTTCTCTACCAGAACTAGAAGCATGTATGCAGGTGTGGCAGTTTATGGAAATGATTCATAGTAGATCATACACATACATCATTAAGAATGTATATGCTAATCCTTCAGAAGTATTTGATACTATACTTGATGACGATAAGATCATGTCAAGATCAGAATCTGTAACTCAATCATATGATGAGTTCATACAGTACGCACAAGAGTATAGTAATGGTAGTTTATGGCAGAAGAACGCAAAGGATTCTCCTACTGCTAGGTGGACAGCAAAAGATTTAAAAAGAAAATTATATCTTGCAGTTGCTAACGTTAATATCTTAGAGGGTATTAGGTTCTATGTAAGTTTTGCATGTTCATTTGCTTTCGGTGAGAACAAACTCATGGAAGGATCAGCAAAGATACTATCTCTTATCTCTAGAGATGAATCTCAACATCTAGTTCTTACTCAACAAATATTAAAAAATTGGGAAAAGGGTGACGATCCAGACATGGTAGAGATAGCTAAAGAGGAAAAGGAAACTGTTTCTAAGATGTTTGAGAACTGTGTCAACGAAGAGAAGGCATGGGCAGACTATCTATTTAAAGATGGTAGTATGATTGGTCTAAATGCCAAACTGTTATATAATTATGTGGAGTGGATTGCTAACCGTCGTATGAAAGCGATTGGTTTAAAACCTATCTACGATCAACCATTAAGGAATAATCCTTTACCTTGGACTGAACACTGGTTAAACAGTAAAGGTCAACAAAACGCACCTCAAGAAACGGAGATAGAATCTTATGTCGTTGGAGGAATCAAGCAAGATGTCAAATCAGACACCTTCGCAGGATTTAAACTTTAGTTTGGAAGAATGTAAGAAAGCAATCATAGATGCTGCTGAAGAGTATGATAGATTGCTAGAAAAAGCAGGTAACGAATCACCTCCCGAAGGTACAGCAGAGGCAATGTGGGAGATGGAAAAGAAAATGTGGAGACAAAGGGAGCAACAACAATGAAATCATATCACATTTACCTAGAAGACAAGTGTCTGTTCAAAGATTTAAGTCAAGAAGAGTTTGACGTTGTATGGGGTAGGATATACAAGTCTTACTTTAAGGATGAACTTACCTACTCTGTGGTCAATAATGACTTAGCAACAGCAGAGCAAAGTTATTAAGTAAAAATACCTGTTGACAAATAATTAGGGTACTGTTATATTATAAATGTGCTGATCAACACATCGGGAGTGACTGAATAAACTTACTGGCATATAGCTAGTTAAGGTGATGAGACACAGGTGGTGCTGCTCCGAAAGGAGAATCGACTTACCAGTCGGGTCTTAGGCAGAGATGTTTTTCTAAACTGTAGAAATGCCCATCTCTTGTTGGTATACAGGATTCCAACCTCCCCCTTTACCCAACAACATTACAAAAAGCGTAGGGTTAATTCCCTAATTGGAGGGTTCGCATCCTCTTTTTATTTTACTAAATAATTATGTCATGTAATCATGACATTACGTTCATCTTGATACATTCAAGACGCAAGTAAGCCGACTCGGAACGGGTACGTTCATCCCTATGATTCCCACATTAATTGCCACTGCTATTACATTCTCCTGTGGAGATATCAATACTCTAGTAGATCGTGCTAAGTCATACCCTGACCTTAGCAAAGAAGATAGACAAGAGATCATTGATTTGTATTACGACTTTGGTATGACTCAGGGTCTAGATTGTAGGGACGCAAAAGCCGACTGAAGGAACGGATTAAACATCCAACTACTTTAGGAGAACCAAATGGCACAAGTCACATACAGAGGTGTTAAGTATGACACCGACAGAAACAAAACTCAGCATAGCAATAAGGTCGAACTAACTTACCGTGGTGTAAGACAGGTTAAAGAACTTACTAACGTATAATGATTGTTACAGCAGAGATAATGATTGCAGCAGCAATCTTTCTCACAATCATAAACGCTGAGATTCAACTACTTTATAGGAAGTAAATTGTTTGTTTCAAAACACTGACCCCTTTTGACAGGGGTCTTTTTTATGGTATAATAAATATTGGAAATAATAATATGAAATGAAAATCTTTTTAGACTGCTCTGATCCTGATTTCATCAAAGATGCTTTTGATACAGGATTAGTTGATGGTATTACTACCAACCCTAGTTTGATGCTAAAGAATGGACATGATCCAGTCACAGTAATCAAACAGATTTCAGAGATCTTTCCTTTCCACTCAAGTATTTCAGCAGAAGTTGTAGGTGAAACTACAGAAGAAATGCTAGACATGGCAGATGAGTACGTAGATATAGGACCTAATATTACTATCAAGGTTCCTTTAACACCTGCAGGTCTAAAAGCATGTAAGAGTTTATCAGAGGATGACATCCCTGTTAACGTTACACTATGTTTTTCTACAGCACAAGCAATACTAGCATCAAAGGCAGGAGCAACATATGTTTCTCCTTTTGTTGGTCGTGTATATGATCAATCATTTGATGGATTAAAACTTATAGAGGAGATAGCAGATGTCTACGCTACACATCAATCTAAAACCCAAGTCCTTGCAGCATCTATTAGGGAAGTCGGTCAAGTATCCTCTGCTTTTAGAGTGGGTGCTGATATATGCACTATTCCTCCCAAAGTTTTTACAGGAATGTACAAACATATTCTCACAGATAAAGGGTTAGAATTGTTTGATGCTGACTGGTCAAAACTGGTGGGTGGTTAAGTGAACGGACGATTGGATAAGGTAGCAATGTTAGCACGTGTGATGCGTATCAAAGATGGTATTCATACACACGTCTGGTATCCTCATTGGACAGAGAATGAGAGAGCAGCAGCACAGATGGCACTTAATAATGTCTTAGATGTACTTGACGAATACTGGGAGTAATCCAATGCAAAAGAAAAATCTTAAAGTCTTAATAGACGACATCGAAAGAGCACTAGCAGAGTTAAAGTCTGAAGTCTATTCCGATACTAGTGCGTATCGTATAAGTAGTGATACTGATAGACACACTACTTACCTTGACATCAACGACGAAGACGGAATCTGCGACTGATTATGAAAACCCCTGGTTATATCAAGGTGCAACTTTCTCTACTGACGATATTGGTGATTTCGTCGGTTTCGTCTACCGCATTACAAATCTACAAAATGGGAAGGTCTACATCGGAAGAAAGTATTTCTACCAGAAACGAAAACCTAAAGGAGGCAAGCGACGTGTTACGTCAGAGTCTGACTGGAAGCGGTATTACGGAAGCTCTGCAGAACTTAAACAAGACATTAAAGAATTTGGAAAACAAATATTCAGAAGAGAAATTATAAGCCTACATAAAACACAGGGACGAGTTAACTATGAGGAGACTCGTCAACTCTTTCTTAACAATGTACTTACGGAGGCAGACACCGATGGCACACCTAAATTCTACAACAGCAACATACTTGGTAGGTACATGCGTAAAGACTATTTTAATGGTTGCGACTAACTAATCTTTATAGTATAATAACGGTTAGCAATAGGTATCCTCCATGAAAGACGAGTTTTATATTGATCTTTGTAACGAATGGATGACAGAGGAGTACATTGATTTAGTTATAGATCAGTTACATCACTTTGCTGAAATAGGCATGGAGGATGAGGGTTCGACTCCTTCCTAACCGATTCCCTTCGGGGACAACGGTTCATTAAGGTAAACTCTTATGGAAAGATTCTCACCAAGCATCCAAATTCTAAGGGATGCAGTCGATAGAAAGATTATTCTCGACATCGAATATCCAGTAATCTATAACAAGATTATGAGATTCTTAGAGACAAAAGGTGTTCAATTCTACGGTGATGTAGATGAGAACTACGACATTTTTTTAAACCAACTAGAAAAGGTACTACTATGACTTGCGGATTACTACACACTAAATTAGATACAGCAATCTCTGCTGTAAAGGAAGCATTAAAAGAAGCTTTAGACAGTCCAGACTTTGATAAGGATGCACTAGATGAGATGTGGATGATTCATTCCAGACTAACATCTGTAGTAGATAAACTACCACAACACAATCATGATGATGAGTCAATCTCTATTGAGTCACCATTAGATGCACCTGACATATCAGGATATAACTTCGATCTATATAAAAACGATCCGTTATCAGGAACGGTAACATTTCCTGTATCAGAGGAGGCTAAATAGATAGGTCTTTGCCAATAGACATACCAAAAACTAGATGGTATAGCGAGATAGGCATTATACATTAGTCTAACTTATAAGGGTCATCAGAAATGATGATCCTTTTTTTATGCTGATTCATATATATTTTTTGTATTTGGGGGGTTGACATAACTTAATCTTTTATATATAATATTGTTACGTTTCTTAACAAAACTATGACAACAGTTACAGAATCAGGTGGAAGACAGAACATGTACCCAACTGAAACACGTCCATATTTGGATGAATCTTACGAGGGTTATGGTCCTACTGCTGAAAAACTCAATGGTAGACTGGCTATGCTTGGTCTCGTAACAGGATTCATCTCATACTACTTCTCAGGAAGTTTCTTTTTCTTTGGAATCTTAGGATTCTAAAGCGTAACAGTTCTGTTACACATTTCACACGATGAAATTTCAATCACAATTCACAATCACAAAGAGGTACAAACTCATGACTCCAGAAGCAGAAAGATTTAACGGTTGGGCAGCAATGCTCGGTTTCGTAGCAGCAGTAGGTGCATACGCAACAACAGGTCAAGTAATACCAGGTATTTTCTAATGACACCATCAACAAAGAAAACAATCGAAAGAGAAAAGCTTGTTGCTGAGAAACTTAACGGTAGATTAGCAATGCTTGGCATCATCGCAGGGATTGGTGCTTACCTAACAACAGGACAACTTATACCAGGTTTCGTATAATGACCAAAGAAAAAACTGCAGGACTTACTATACTACTATCAATATTTGCAGTGGTAAGTTCTGTTCCAGTTTTTGTATAGTTTTCAAAACTTTACAAAACTAAATACTTACTCGTAACAAAAATACACAATCTAATGGACACATTGTCAGCAACAAATGAAATCTCTCCGATAGCAGCAATCTTATGGTGCTTCTATCCTATATCAGCATTAGTTTTAGTCAATTTGTTCTTATCATTTGGACAGGATGATGATGACGATGATCAAGGCGGTGGACTTATGGTTCCTGCATATCAAGGAGCAGCATCATGAAGTATCAAGTATTATTCGTTACAGTACTAGCAATCACAGCATTAACAAATGTCTCTCAATACGTTATTCAATAGTCCTTACTATCAACTATATGAATTTGCATTCTTTTGTGCAGTAGGTTTCTCAGCAGGTTCACTGGGGTTACTATCATGATGGCAGATCATTTATCTCTCTCATACCATGATGTAATGGAAGTGTATAAAAGACCTATGTCTGTGAGATTTATTCCTCGCATATTAGGATGGACTGTTACATTCTCAATCCTATTCATAGTGTTACCTAAAATAGCATACGCTGAAACACTATGGGTTCAAGTACCTCAATGGTCTGATGACTGGGAAAAATGTGCAGTAGATGTTCCTGACTCAGCATGTCATTGGTATGTTGCTAACGCAGACAATACTTTTGGTGAAGGGTTTGACTGGGAGAGTGCACCTTGGTATAGTGCAGAAGGATTAAAAGACGTTGCACCTATACAGAAAGAGACAGTCGTTCAGAAGTTGCAAAACGTTGGTTAATATGCTAATATAAATATTGATAGAATTTTAATTTTATTATGTCTGCAGATAAAGAAAATGCAATCACATGGGTTGCAACAAGAAAGGTAGATGATTACCTTGAGTACTTAGTATCATCAACTGCATGGAACCCAGACAAGAGGTTCGCAAAAATATTTGATACAAAAACAAAAGCAAGAGCATTCTTAAAAGAGTGTGGAGAAAAAGGAACTGTTCGTAAACACGCATGACAGTAAGGAAGATCCCTTTAATCACACCAATAGCATTATCAAGCGTTCCAAATCATAAATCCATTAAGTCTGACTTGATGGATTTAATTAATTCTTGTGACGCAAGAAGAATTGTAGATGAGAATTGTAATACTTTAGACATTACTAGGTGTGACTATGATATGGAAATACCTCATGAGGATTTTGTAGAGAACCCAAGACCTTGGGTTGATTATCTGCGACCACATCTAGTTCCTGTTATCCAAGAGATACATCAAGAGTTAGGATTTGATACTCTAAAAGTACATAAGATATGGTTTCAACAGTATGAAACTGAGTCAATACATGGATGGCATATGCATACTGATGCTCAATGGACTAGTGTATATTATCTTGATCTTCCAGATGAATCACCACGAACAGAGATATTAAATCCATTTACACAGAATGATATACAAACACTAGAGATTAAAGAAGGTGACGTTGTTATGTTTCCAAGTTATGTGATACATCAGGCACCTAGAAATAAGGGGGTTGACACTAAGACTATAATAAGTTGGAACAGTGACGCTGACATTAGACCTGGTTATGAAGTTCAATAGTATTGTAATTGTAGGTGGTGGTAGTGCAGGATGGATGACTGCTGCTACTTTAGTTAAAGTATTCCCAGACAAAAAGATAACAGTAATAGAACCAGAGGAACAGTCTGGTATTGGTGTAGGTGAGAGCACTACACAATTAATGAGAAGGTGGCAAGAATTATTAGAGATACCTAATGAAGATTTTATAACCAAGTTTGATGGAACTAATAAACTTGCTATAAGATTTGAGAATTTTCATAATAAAGGTGACTCATTTTACTATCCCTTTGGTCGTATAGATCAGAGGCATTACAATGTACAAGAATGGTTTGCACATCAGTATCTAAGTAAGAAACCTTTTGAAGATTTTGTAAATGATATGTCACCCATATCAGAATGCTTAGAGAACAATACAGTTCCAGAACAGATTGACTTTTGGAAATTAGATAAGGATGCTGCATGGCACTTTGACACTCATAAATTCTATACCTATTTGCGTGATGAATATTGTATACCTAAAGGAGTAAATGTAATCAAGGGAGAAGTTTACTACACTCTATTAGATGAAGAGAAGTATATTAAAGGTGTTGTATTAGGTAATGATGTAACAGTTATAGGTGATCTATACTTTGATTGTTCTGGATTCAATCGTATATTGATGCAGGATGCACTCAAAGTTCCTTGGGTTGAGTTTAATAATAAAACATATACTGATAGTGCATGGGCAGCACAGAGACCTTACAAAGATAAGGAAAAAGAATTAAAGTTATACACAAACTCAGTTGCTATGTCTAGTGGATGGGTATGGGAGATACCACATTGGAATAGTATAGGAACTGGATATAATTATTCTGGTGAACACATTGATAAGTATGATGCACTAGCAGAGTTTAAAAAATATCTTGGTCCTGTTGCAGAAGAGATGGAGTTTAAACATATCAAGACTAGGAATGGTATGAGTGAAAGGATGTGGGTACGTAACTGTGTCAGCATAGGATTGAGTGGTGCATTTATAGAACCATTAGAATCAAATGGATTGATGAGTATACATGAGTTCCTACTTGTGTTCTGTAACATTGCTGAAGGTAAAGATACACTCAATAGTTTTGATGCACATTCATTTAATCATGTGTGTAGAGAACAGTTCTTATACTTTGCAGACTTTATTACTTTACACTATGCTATGACTGCTAGAAATGATACTGCCTTCTGGCATGACATACAGATGCAAGACTTTACTGATAGTCCTTTACTGAAACAGGTATATGATATACGTGGAGGATCTTTCTGGAATCTACCTGACACACTTACCTTTGAGAATTTAAACGCTACTCTTTATATGATTGCAGGACATAAAATCAATCCATATACTCAGGTCAAGTTATCTAACATGAAGTTTTGGGATGAGGGATTTAATATAAAGACAGAGAATTTAGGTAGTGTTATTCAAAGATACAATGAGATAAAGAAAGGTCTACAGTTCCCATCAGCAGTAGAGTACTATGGAAATTATCACAGATAAAACTATCTTTGATATAAACAACCCATACCCAGAGACTTTTAAGGTCGGTGAGTTAGAGGTATTAATATTCAATGACTTCCTAAAGAAACCTGATGAGTATAAGAAACTCTTAAGTCAGATACCTGCCTTTGAATCTGATTACTTTTATCCTACTGCATCACCTGGTTGGAGACAGTTAATACCATACGAGTTCTTTCTTAAGATGGAAAGTTTACTTAGTAACTGGGTAGGATTTAATCCTTGGGTAGAACAATCATTCACTAACATCTATAAGGATAGGATGAGATGTAACTGTAAGGCATGGTATCCTCATCATGATAGTAAAGAATACGTATTGAATCTATGGTTGAGTGAAGGTGCAGGTGGCACAGCATTTTATACTTGGAACAATTATGCTCAAGGTATAGATTTACCAGAACATGTACAAGAAAAGATTTTTAGTAAACAAGTTCGTGGTTCATATGAGTATGAAGAGTTTGTTGGTGATGAAAACTGGAGGATGTATCACCTTGAACCTATACAATATAACCGTGCTATCTTCTATAATGGAAACTATTTTCACTCAGCATATATGCCGAAACACTCATATGTCAATGATATCAGGCACTCTCTAGTACTCATGGGGAATAAATAAAAAATAAAATGACAATACCAGCTCCAAAGAAATTACCTTATGATGTTTGGTTTGATCTTAATCCATTGAAGGGATCGAAATATATACAAGAACCTGTCTACGAATCATGTGACATTTCTATGCACGAGGAAATGTATAAACTCTCTACTAAATCGGGCACAACCATTGGGGGATCTAGACTAAGTAAATTTACTCAATAAGGGAAACTTATAATATTCATTAAGTATTGTAATATTTGTATGGTCTTGACAAGGTAACATTTCTTCATATATAATATTAGTCGGTGAGGATTCCCTCACCATAATGCTCCCGCTAACCAAGACCTATGGGAGGATAAATTACGTCTTTCATATCCAGTAGCGAGGGGTTACTGGAAATAAGTTTCGCATCTACCCTAGGTGCCCTACTTAAAAATCGTCTTACTAATGACAACCTCAAATCTAACACGCAGCAGACAGGGTGGTCTCCTACAGGGATGGCCAGAGTTCTGCGAGTGGGTAACATCTACAAACAACAGACTATATGTTGGTTGGTTCGGTGTTCTCATGATCCCATGCTTACTCACAGCAGCAGCATGTTTTATCGTTGCTTTCATAGCAGCACCTCCAGTCGATATCGACGGAATCAGAGAACCAGTAGCGGGTTCTTTCTTATATGGTAACAACATCATTTCTGGTGCTGTAGTACCATCTTCAAACGCTATAGGTCTACACTTCTACCCTATATGGGAAGCAGCAACCGTTGATGAATGGTTGTATAATGGTGGTCCTTATCAGTTGATTATCTTCCACTTCTTAATCGGAATCTCTGCCTACATGGGTAGACAGTGGGAACTATCATACAGACTAGGAATGAGACCTTGGATATGTGTAGCATATTCAGCACCTGTATCTGCAGCATTTGCAGTGTTCTTAGTATACCCATTTGGTCAGGGTTCATTCTCTGATGGTATGCCTCTAGGAATTTCAGGTACGTTCAACTTCATGTTCGTGTTCCAAGCAGAGCACAACATACTAATGCATCCTTTCCATATGGCAGGAGTAGCAGGTATGTTCGGTGGTAGTCTCTTCAGTGCAATGCACGGTAGCTTAGTTACTTCATCTTTGATCAAGGAAACTACAGAAACAGAGAGTCAAAACTACGGCTATAAGTTCGGACAAGAAGAAGAAACATACAACATAGTAGCAGCACACGGTTACTTTGGTCGTCTTATCTTCCAGTATGCTTCTTTCAACAACTCACGTTCACTACATTTCTTCTTGGCAGTGTTCCCTGTTGTATGCGTATGGTTAACCTCTATGGGTATCTGTACAATGGCATTCAACCTAAACGGATTCAACTTCAACCAATCAGTTGTAGATGCTAACGGAAAAATCGTCCCAACATGGGGAGATGTTCTTAACAGAGCAAACCTAGGTATGGAAGTAATGCATGAAAGAAATGCACACAACTTCCCACTTGATCTAGCAAGTGCAGAGTCAACAACAGTTGCTCTAACTGCTCCATCAATAGGTTAATAAATACGATTGAGACCTTTCGTGGAATCTCTACAATCGGAACTTACAGGCACCTTCGGGTGCCTTTCTTATAGGTATAAATAACTATGGAACTACCAAAGATCCCAAGCGATCAATTAACTCCTCAATTAAAAAAGATCGTTGGCAATAAAGATTTAGAGTTTGATTCCATTGTTGACCCAATGGATGTCATAGACATAGATTTTAATTCAGACGAATACAGAGAGAGTAGAATTGATATTGGAAAACAAATACTAACAATACGAAATGAGCGACAGAAAAACAGCAAAAAAATTAATAAAATTAGCGAAGAATAATCCACATCTCTATTCACAATCTGATGTGCTGTACGCTAAACTAATTAAAAAGGCATCCAAGAGTGACAGTTCACAAACTGGCACAGTTGACACAAAAAAGAACGTGTGATATAATAAATACCAACATAACGAAGGACTCGAAAGATCGTAACCCTGCGTAATGCAAAGACCCCCATGTCGGGGTGGTCTAACATCCGCAGGATTTTTTTCTGCGAGACACTCTAAAAAACAAATGAATTTTAAATCAACAATAGCTGCAGTAGCAGCAACTCCTCTTCTAGTATCTGGTGCAGCTTTTGCTGGTCCATATGTTAACTTAGAAGCAACAGGTTC